GTAGATCATACAACACTTGGACAACCTATACAGACAGTCTTTAATTTTCCACAGCGTGAATTAGAAGATTGGAATCCAGAAGTGTCATTTAAATATGAGTCAAACGATAAAGATTGACATTCCACTTTATGGTGAGCAACGTACATTATTAAGTGATTGGTTAAACACTGATAAGCATTGTATCAACATAGTTCCGGCAGGTAGCGGCAAGACATTTCTTGCTAGCATAGCAATACCTATATTTGCTAGCGATGAGCGTTACCATAAAGGTAAGGATATAATTTATAGTGCGCCTACTGGCAGCATGATACGTTCATTGATATGGGAGCCATTAAAAAAGAGCGCAATAAATTATTATAATTTGCGTGATGGTACTGATATCAATAATAGCGATATGACCATCAAGTTTCCTAATGGCATATACATACGATGCAAAAGTGCAGAACAAAGAGAAAATCTACGCGGTCTCAATGTTGGAGTCTGGGTCGCTGACGAAGCAGCATTGTATACCTCAGATACACTACAGGAAATAACGAACAGATTGCGCCCCAGTGTTGGTCAATCAGACACCGCAGGTAGATTGATAATTATATCAACACCACATGGCACTGGTCCACTCTATGATTTGTTTAAGTTAGCATTAGATAGTCCAAAATATATCGTTCGTCATTACAATTATGAACAGATGCGTAGCGGTAACAAACAATTTATTGACGAACAAAAGCGCATACTAAGCCCATTAAAATTCGCGCAAGATTATCTGTGTAGTTGGGAAAGCGTAGCAGATCAGTTCTTCTATACTTTTGATAAGCACAAACATACTGTAGATAATATCGTTGATAGAGGTCTTGATTTATATACATTCCATGACTTCAACAAGCGTGTCATGTGTGCCACTGTAGCACAAGTTGGCAAAGATAAGATGGAGATACTCAAGAGTTATGCGATACCTGATTGCAGCACAGAAGGTATGGCAGATGCTATTCGTCGTGATTTCCCTAAACGTAGAATATTCAGTATCATAGACATGAGCGGTACGCAAGTCAATCGTGACACTACGAGTCCATTCGGTATAACAGATCGTATCATATTAGAGAAATATGGATTCACGATAGTCAACACACGCAAGAGCAATCCATTAGTTTCTGACACAGATAACACAGTGAACGCATTCATAAATCGCGGTGGATTGATTGTCAAAAGTGATGACAAAATGTTATTAGAAGCACTCACAACATACCATTTTGAAGATGGTAGTCGTAAACGTCTTGTCAAATATACAGAACAAAAATATGCACACATAGACGGTCTTGGTGACTGTTTACGTTATGGTATACATCATCTATTCCCGATCACGCACGAACAAACTATAAAAGAATATGTCGGTATGGATCCACGTTATATGCAAAGACCAGGACAAGAACATATGCCAGAGAGTCCTCTTTATCCCGGCGGCCCTTCGTGGGATGAGATCGTTAACGGGGAAAATATACCTGATTATGCAGTATACTAAATAATTAATATGAACAAATTTATAAACAGATATACACCTGTGCATGAACGTGTATTAGAAAGAACAAAAATACCTAAAGATAAAAGTAAATGCTGGTTATGGACCGGACCAGTGAATAATGCAGGCTACGGTTTGATAAAAGGTGACACAAGAGAAGGTGATGCCAAGATGGTCACTGTGCATCGCGTGATGGCAAGACATAAAGGACTTTATATAAAATTTAAAGAAGTAAACCATACATGCCTAACTAAGAATTGCGTGAATCCAGATCATCTAGTAATAGGCAATCCTAAAAGTAGAGTTCAACGCATAATGAAGAAACATGGCAATCATTTCATGAAACCAAAAGAACCTTATATGACTTGTGAAGATTGTGGCGTAGAGACACATGTAGTATGGTTTAGTCGTATGCACAAAGATTGCAATGTATTCACATGTAAAAAGGTTTAATACAGTATAAATACAAAATATATGGAGATTCAATATGGATTTTGAAATGATGGTAGAGATGTATAACATCAGCAAATTCTACATACCTCAAGATGACCACTATGATTTAGCAAAAGATGTCGTTAGATATCTAACTGACATGGGTCATAGCGTAAGTGATATTGATCGTGCCTTTAGAGAATTTCCAGAAGTAATGAAAGCATTAGATGAATTTAGCATGTACACGCAGGAAACTGAAGATGTCATGGACATGGACGTAGAAGAATACGTTGACATGGAAAAAGAAGAATATGCTGAAGAAAAATTCGGCGGCGATTATTATGAATATCTAGACGAAGAATAATCGTCACGGAATAAAATATGAAAGTCCAAGAACTTATACACAAAAACCCTATTTACAACGCAATTTATGAACAGATGCTAGGATATCAGTATGCATATCTTGGCGGTTATATTTTTAAAACATATGTTCGTAAAAAGCGTCCTAGTGAAGATAGCAATCTTTACCTTGACTTAGTACAAAACACAGTAGCACAACCAATTTGTAGATATATTGTTGACACTATCAACGATGTATTGTTTGAGCCAGGTGTTAAACGCGAATTAATATTTTGCACACCACAAGGTACAAAGATTAATCCAGACAATCAAGAATGGAGCCAATTGTTCATATTAGACAGCGATTTAAACAATCGCAGTCTAGATAGTTTCATGGAACAAGTTGGTGACTTGACAAGCATCTATGGTCATTGTTGGATATTTGTTGATATGCCTAAAGAAGGCGATGCCAATTATGGTAGACCATATGTTGTCTCAGTCAATCCATTAAACGTATGGGACTGGGAATGGGAATGGTTCGGCGGTAAGCCAATGGTCAAGTATGTCAAAATACTTGAAAGCGAAGATAAAGATAATTGGTATCTAAAATGTTACCATCTTGGTACAGAAGAATATCCAAGTTATTGGAAGAGTTATAAAGTAGGTAAAAACGTTGCAAAAGGTGACGTTGAAGAGATAGGTACAGGAACATATCCAGCAGGTATGGCAATACCAGGCTTTATCGTTTATGGTCGTCGTGATCCACGTACAATTGATATCGGCGTTAGCGATATTGATGCAGCAAGCGATGCACAGCGTGAGCATTATAAATTAGAATGCGAAGCATATACTAGTATTCAATTCGCAAAAACCATTATTCGCGCAGATAAAGGTGTTGCGATTCCTGTACATGCCGGTTCTATAGTTCGTGCAAGTGCTGGACAAGTAGAATGTATTCCTGTAGATACTGGTGACGTAGATAAAGTCACAAGTCGCCAGCGTGAGATACTTGAACAGATTGAAGCATTAAGTGGTCTTGGTGGATTACGTAATACTAAGAATCAGATCGCTAGCGGTATCGCTATCATTGAAGAACGCAAAACATTGCATCGTTTAGCCAAGAGCAAAGCACGATTGATGGAAGTTGCTGAAGAAATGATATTCACATTTGCCGCACGTTTTATGGGTGTGCGTTGGGCAGGCGAAGTACATTATAATACTGACTATGAAGCACATGATACAAATTATAGATTAGCATTAATGGGTCAGGCAAAGAATCTTGTGCAGAATAATCCAATCATTGATAATTTAATTGCAAAAGAAATTATTGGTATGCTTGCTCCTGCTGAAAAGATACCACAATATGAGCAGGCTTATATTGATACGATAACTGATCCACAAGTAAAAGAATTGATGACCAAAGATAATGAACAGATCAATAGTCGTGATCTTGGTGATCAGATAACTACACCAGAACAGTTCGGTGAAACTGAAGCCGTTTATGGTGATACAACAGAATATGATAGTGCTGGTGATACTTTGTCAGGATATAATGATGAAGGTGTAGGCACTCCTGTAACATATACAGGACAATCCTACTACACTAATCAAGCAATCGCTACACAGTTGACCGGCATTAACACAGGTAGATAATTCGTTTGTTACGATATAACTAAAGAGGAAATATGACAGATAATAATTTCGTTGGCTCCGATACAGCCCCTGAAGCAGAACAGGGTACAAATCAGCAAGTTGATGGTAAAGTAAATGCAGGTGCTATTCGCAAAAGCACTACATCAGGTATTTTGAACGCATTGTCACAAGCAAGCGGTCAAAATTTTGAAAGTGTAGAAGCAGCGATTGGTTACATCGCACGTACAGCCAGTCAACAACAAGTCGGTGGCTCCGCACAGCCAGTGGAATCAGAGCCTACAACAGATTCACGCATGGGGCGTGACGTAGGCAATGATAGTACCGATCTACGCGATCAGTTCATGAAATTACAACGTGATCTTGCTCAAAAAGAGCGAGCATTACGTCAGAAGGAACTTGATACTGAAATATTACGTAATATGGGTGACAGATTTGATCAAGATTTGCAAGATTATGCTTTGCAAAAGATCAAGAGTAATCTAACATTCAAACGTGATGGCTCATATTCAATCGTTAATTCTAAAGGTCAAGAACGTTATGGCATGGACGGTAATCCATTAAATCTAAAATCATTGATTGATGAAGTTGCGCAAGGCAATCCAAAATTGCTCAAGCAAAATAATCTATCAAGTGGTTCAGGCTTGCGACCAGGACAACAAAGTTTCGCAGGTGCTACACCAGACGCTATTCCAGACTATTCAAAAGATCCTGCTGCCTTTAACTCATGGGCACAGAAGATGGGTCTAGGTAAGCGTGTTGGGCTGAAAGGCGCCGGCGTGACCGCGACTGTCTCAACAGCAAGTCGTAAAATCGTATAGCCAACTAAAGGAGAATTAAAATGGCATATGTACTAGGTGGCGGTAATAATGAAGCCGATGGCTTTACAACCGCTATTGCAAACTTTGCTCTACGCGCCATGCATGAAAGCACAGGTTTAGTAGAGTTCACACAGGTCGTCGCGCCAAATCAAGGTAATCAATATTTGGTACCTAACTTTGCGCCAATCACATATCAGGACTATAACCCAGCCGGATCAGGCAGTGGCGACGGCTTCGGCCCATCACCATTGGCTGTTGAACAAAATCCATCATTGGGTCAAGGTTCAATCACAGCAACTCCAGCAGTTGCAGCAACAGCATTTGACGTATTCTATGCTTGGACTACATCATTTGAATTAGCCGCAACACTAGGTGCTGAACTTGGTGAATCATATGGTGAAAAAGTAGACATTCGTGTATGTCAGGCTTTCTTATCATTCAAAGCAACACCAAACAACACTAACTATTCACCAACACCAGCAGACGGCTTTGCTCGTCCAACTCAACTTGGTGCAATGGAATTGATTACTGCCGGTCTACCAAGCAATACCGCTGGTTGGACTAATGGTTTCACTAGTGCTAGCGTATTAGAACTAGTTCGTAACGTCAAGCAGAATTACAAAGTTGCTCGCCTACCAGGCACTCCAATCATCGTATTGGATAGCAATGGTGATGCTCCTACTCCAACTACTACAGCAACAGCAGGACAAGATGGTTCTTCATTGAATCGTATGCTTGCTGAATTGACTGGTGGTGCAGTAAGCCAATCAGGTGGATCAAACCTATCAGCACTTGGTAATGAACTATTGTCAACTGGACGCATTGAAAGCGTTTATGGTTGCGCAGTAATCTTCACTACATTCTTGTCAGCAGCAAATCGCGTATTGCTTGGACAGCAGTCAGCAAGCCCAGTGCTTGTTGGTGCATACTTCCACGAAACAGCGATCTTCACTGTTCTCAAGGAAGGATTGCAGATCAAGATGGGTGAGAAGCCAGGCGGATTGCAGATGTGGTTGACTGGTCTTGCTTATATGGGTGCCGGTGTAGCCGATCCAAGACGCGGTGGTGCAATCAATATTCTTCAGAATTAATTTGAATAGTATAGGAATATAATAATATGTCAGTCCCCTATCAGCGAATCAGTAATGCAACAGTAGCAGATATCATATTTTATGATCCTGCTGCTGAACGCCGAGCAGCACAGATGCAAGTCAATTGGGATGACTACTTTAAAGTAGGCAGCCAAGAGATATTGTATCAAATGGAGTTTGGTTGGTGGCCAAAGTATTGCGATACGGTGTTAGGGGCAACATATTACACTAACTTACCTAACGGTGCATTGATATCTTCATTCAATCCAAGTTTGCTCATCAAAAATGATCAAACATTGATACGCCTTGACACGTTCATGGCTGTCAAGATATTTTATGAAAGTATTGTATCAGATGTAAGCAATGTCAACGATGTTGATAAAGTAAACTTTGATCATGCTCTACGTAGATATCAGTTTGAATGGGAAAAAGCACTACAATTAATGAATTGGTACGATCTGAACCAAGATGCTCCTAACGGACCTACAACGAAGTTAGAAGAGAATTGGACAGCAGATGTGGACTACTTCAATAATGATCGCAGGTATTTTTGATGAGTAATATACCATTAATCGTAAAGCAGAATATAATTGATTACATCAAGGTAGTCGCAGACACACTTGTGCCTATCGTTGAAGTATCAGGCATATATCCTGCTGAAGATGCAATCGTACCATATGGCGTATATGTTGATGATGTTTCTACAATCAGTAGAGAAGTAAATCAATTAGGCGTCACAAGATGCGGCAGTGTCTATACGATGACTGATCAATTTCAAATATTATTTGTAAGCGTTCAAAATGATCCTAAATGGATCTTTATTGAAGAACGCATACAAGATATGAGTGCTGACGCAGCATTTTTTAATGGTTATTACGAAGTCACATTTACTCAAGATATTGTAATCGGTAATCGTAGTGAAAAACGTACCTATACATTTGATTTAAAACGCTTGAATTTTAATGATTAGCCACTAACTTAAGGAGAACTACAATGGCTTATATAACAGTTAACGAGACAGGTACTTTCCCTGCTCT